GGCGTGTAGGTGGGGTTACCCATGGTTCAGTTTCCTTTGAGGATGATCAGCGGCTGCGGGACGGGTTTGCGGCCTTGAGGTTCTGGTCCCAGCGCGCCGCCATAGCCTGCTGGGGAGACTGTTTGGCGCCGCCACTGGTGCCGATGCTCGGGTTGCGAGCAGAACGGTCAACATGTGACGCGGCGGCCGGCGTGCTTTCCAGCACAGCGAGTGCTTCCTGGCGCGACATGCGCGTATTGAACGCGAGATTCGCAGCGAGCACCGGGTTGCGTGCGGCAGCCTTCGAAGCGAAGATCGATGCGCAGCGGGCCTGTTCACGCAGACGCGCCCGAGCGACTGCGCTCTTGCCGCGCATTTCCTCGTCGTCATCATCGCCGTCGTCAGCCTTGGCGTTCTTCTTGTCGTCCTCGTCTTCAGCCTTGGAGTCGTCTTCGTCGTCTTCGGCCTTTTCCTTCTTGTCTTCGTCGTCGCCGTCGTCCGCGCGTTTCGCGTCCTTCTTGTCGTCGTCCTTGTCCTCCGGCTCATCGCCGTCGGCTTTTGCGTCCTTCTTGTCCTCGTCTTCGGGCTTCTCGTCTTCAGCCTTGGACGCCTTTGCGTTGAGTCCGGCGAGATGGGCGAACGAAAGCCCGCGCGCCGCGAGGGAACGGATGGTCATGTAAACCTCTTAGGGTTTGGGTAGGTCAGCCCAGCTCGGCGAGCAGGGATCGGAAAGCCTCGTCTGGCGCCATGACGGCATCAGCGAAGCCAATTTCAACGCCAGCGGCGCCGAGAAAGGTGGTTGCCTGCGTCTCTCTAACGACATCGGCAGACAGATTGCGGTTGCGTGCGACCGTTGAGACGAACAGTTCACCCATCTCGTCGACGTCGTCCTGGAATCTCTTCAAGGCTTCTTTCGAGAGCGGGCTGAACTGATTGCCGTCAGCCTTGCGGTCACCGTATTTGATGATGGTGACGGCCATGCCGGCCTTGTCGATGGCCTTCGACTGGTCGATGTGCATGCAGATCACACCGACTGAGCCAGTCCCGCCAGTACGGGGAACAGTGATCTGTTCGCAGGCGCTTGCCAGTGCGTAAGCAGCGCTGTAGGCACATTCGTTCAGGATCGCCAGTGTCGGCTTCTTGCTGCGTGATTCGAAGATCAGGTCGGCAAGGTCAAAGCAGCCGGCAACTTCGCCGCCCGGTGAGTCCACCGACAGCGCAATTGCGCGCACGGCCTTGTCTTCCAGTGCAGCGAGGAAGTTATGGCGGATAGCGTTGTAGCCCAGCATGCCGGAGTAGGGCCGCAGATAGCTGCTCTTCTGAACCAACGTGCCCGACACGTCGATAACTGCAACGCCGTCGATCAGGTCATACGGCGAATCACCCTCTGCATACAGTCCGGCGTCAGTGAACGCGTCGCCAGCGTGAACGATTGGGTTATCGCCGGCAAAACTGATTTCGCCGATGCCGAACCGACTCGCAAGGGACTTTGCGATCACCTGGCCTTTGGCCGGATGGATCGCGAGCGGGGTATCGAAGATTCGAGCCGCTGCAAATGGATAGCTTTTCATTCTGCTTGTGGCTCCCCTGCGGCTTCCGTTGCGGCCTCGCCAAACCATTTCGGGGGCGGCAAGCCGAGACGCTTGAAAGTATCAACTTCGATCGCGCGCTGATGAAGCACTTCCTCCCAATCGAGGCCTTGTTCGGCGCATTCACGTTTCAGCGTGGACAAACCGCCATCCAGACCAAGAATCGCGCCTTGTTTCTCCTTCACCGGATCGACCCAGCCCCGCGCCACACCAAGCCAATCACAGCGCGTGTACGCCGTGGCGGCGTCGATAAAATCAGGGGCGTTTCGCGGCAATACATCATCGAGATCGCCCCGCTCCATAGCCTCCTGAAGCCAGCAGGCATAGATCGGGGTAGCGGTGCCGACCTTGAATTCCGTGTTGCGTCGCGTGAGCGTCTTCCAACTCTCGAGGAGTGCAGCGCGTGCGCTCGAATAGTTCGTCTTACTCCAGTCCTGCGTGATCTGCTCAGCAGAAACGCCAAGCGCAGCCGCGATTGAGCGGAGCATTTCGTGTGCGAAATCCTCGAAGCCTGAGTGCGGGTGAGCGGCAGCGACCTGTTTGATTTCTTCGCCAGGGGCCAATGTCGGAACGCGAACGTTGTTGAGCATCGCCGGCCGCTCTTTCGCCCAGTCAGCGCGGAGTTCCTGGTAGAAGCCGAGTTCGCCGTCACCGGCGCTATCCATTGCGGCTTCGATCATCGCCGGGTCATACGGGCTCGTCACGTAAGTGCCAAAGATCGTAGCAACGGTCGCAGCCTGCAGCTCGACGCCGTAGTAGCGGGCCAGCATCTTCGCGTGCTTGAGTACCGGCGTGAAAATCCCGATACCGCGGTGCTGGTTAGCGCGATCACGCTCGAAGTCGTGGATTACGCGACGCCAGCCGTCCGGGTCTTCGCGCTCGATCCGCTCCCAAACCATCGACTCGTGCGCGTTGTACCAGTCGTTCTGTTCCGCCTTACGAATGTGATACGCGATCGGTACGCCGTGCTGGTCAATCTCGACGCCACCACGGAGGTGTTTCGAGTCGATCATCTGATACGGATTCGACAGCCGGTCGGGATCAACTAACTGGAACGCCGTTGCGTACTTTGCGCCACCACGACCGATGCGCTCAGGCATCCAGTACGCGACGATCAGACTATCGCCGTCGACGAGCTTGTGTCTCAGGGCGAGACGAAGCTGTTGCGAGATTGTGAGTTCGCGGGATACGTCGTTGTAGTGGCCAATGTCTTCGGAGTAGCCGCGCCAAAGAGCCTCGGCCGCCCGGCGGAATTCGTCGGCCCATACCGCATCAAATCCTTTCGCGAACATCGAAAGGGCGAGGTAGTCTGGATTCGCGGACAGGCGCATGTGCGCGCCCACCGTGTTATCCAGAATGCGGGTGATACCACCGCTCGCCCATCCGTCATTCCGGGCCAGATCCCTTGAACGCGCAACCATCTGGTCGCGGTGCAGGTTGATTTCCGAGTCTGGCGAGCGAATCCACGGATACCAGTTACCCATTTCGGGCGTGCCGTAGCTGGACGCCTCATAGGGGAATGCATTCGAGTATGGCGGCACCGCGAGCACCGTCCCACCCAATCCCGAATCAGCGCGCGCACGACCGCCAGCCGGCAGGTCCCCGAAGGGCTTGCCGTTAGAGTCGACGATAAGTGTCATCAGAAATAAATCCTTCGTGCGCGCGGATAGCAGTCAATGAGGCCCAACGCCTTCTGCAGCATGAGAATGCTGCGTTGAATCTGAGCAATGTCGCTCTGCTGATAGGTGACTGACTTCGTGCCGTCGCCCTGGCCGTATGCGGCAGTCACGATCTTTGCGCCGGCCGACAGGTCGAAGTAAGCGGATTGCAGCGCCGCCAGCCTCGATTGCATATCGGCCGTGCTCATTCCATCCGTGATAGCCATGACTTTCCTATGCGAGACGACTCGTGAGTGATTTTCTGACGGGCTTTGCGGGATCGGCCGCAGGCTGCACAGTCGCCGGCTGAGGCGCTGCGAGCTGCTGCACAACCGGCTCACCATCCGGAACATACGGAGCTGATACGCCCTCAGCACGCCGATTCAGTTTCAGGCCGTGATGGATGAGACCGCACAGCGCTGCATATGAATACACCGCAAGGTCAAGCGCCTCATTGGCTCGCCCCGGCGGCAATTCCCAGACGCGGAACTTCTGCCCGTTGACCAACTTCGAAACCGATCGCTCGGAGACGAGTTGTGCAAAAAAGTTAATGTCGCGATCCGAGGGGTAATGCATGTAACCCGGCCCCGGCTCCTCGATGTGCAGACGAGCCCGGATAACGTCTTTCGCGGCGTTGACGCCGATGATGATCGGGCGATACGTCGATTTGGTTCTCGAACTAGGGCGCTTTGTCGGCCACACCGGAGACCGGGCGCCGCCACGTGCGGACTCACCCTTGATTGCCCAGATGCGCCGACCGATCCGCGCCTTGCAGAAGTCGTAGACCTTTTGCGTGTGGTGACCGCCAGAGTCGATGCAGGCTGCCATCACTTCGAACGGCCGACCATCGGCACGCCGCCACTTGCGCTTCAGATAGGCATCGACACGCGCCCACAGTTCGTCGCTTTCCGGGTCGCCATCGAATACCTCATGATCGATCGACCAGCGCTCTTCGTTGCGCCCCCAACCGACCGTCTCGAGTTCGACCCGATCATCTTGCACGTCGCCGGATGCGGTCAGAACGGCCACTCCGTCCGGCACCTCCGCCGCCCATACTTCGGTGCGCGCGGCTAGTTTCGCCTCATTCAGCGCACGCTCGCCGCGGTCCTCGTACGGTTCACCCAACACAAGGTTGATGAACGTCTGGCGGGCGAGGGGATCATCCTTAACCCGCAACCATTCGGCTACAAGGTTCTGCCAGGAGGCATTCGGGAACAGGCTGTACGCCGCCCAGATGTGGAAGCCTGCATGACCCGCGAAGGGCTTTCCAGCCCGCCACTCGCCAGCAGCCACCATGTCTGGCTTGTCGGCCTCATTGATGATGCAGCCGTTATGGCGACAGACGTAGTAGGCAGTTTCGGGAATCCCGTTTCCGCTCTCGTCCTTGTCCCACTTCATACCGTGGGGCGTATCGACACCACCCCATTCGAGTACCTGGTGCTCGCCGCAATGCGGGCAGGGCACGTAATACCGACGCTGGTCGCTCTCGTTCCAACTCTTTTCGATCCGGCTATAGCCTTTCACGGTCGGAGTGGAGCCAAGCACAATTCTGCGATTCCAGAAGGTTTCCGACCGCTTCGTGCCGAGGGCGATCTGATCGCCTTCGTTGCCGGCGCCGTCTACCGGATAACCGTCCACTTCGTCAAAGAGGATGATGCGGGCCGTGATACGACGGAACCCACCAGGGGAGTTCGCCCCGACGAGCGTCACGCTGGCGCCGTTGACGAACGTCTTTTTGAGGATCGTCTGGTTACTGTCCTTCGCCTTCTGATCGCCAGCAATGGCGGCCAGGGCTGGCGTATCCCGCAGCATCGGCGCAAGTTCTGTCTTGCTGTAGTCTTCCGCATCCTCGACGCGAGGCTGCACGACCATGATCGGCGAAGGGTCCTGGTGTACGAAGAACCCGACGATATGGTCGAGGATCTTCGTGTAGCCAACCCGCGCCGACTTCATGACAGTGACCTTCGTCACGGTCGAGTCAGTGATCGCATCCATCATCCCATTCTGATACGGGAAGGCGCGAAACCGGCCGGTCTGGGCACTAGTCTCGCGGGACAGGACCGCATAGCGCTCCGCCCACTGGCTCAATGAGAGCTTGGGCGGGGGAAGCAGGTTTTCTTTTCTCGCGACCGCCAGGCCGCTTTGCAGGGATGCAAACCCTCGGGCGTAGCGTCGCGCATCAGGCGATGCTTGCACCGTCACGAGTCAATTCCTCCAAAGCCTCTACGATGATTTCCTGAAGTGCGTCCTGCACCTCAACGACGGTCTTGAGTCGGTGCAGGCGCGGAGCCTGTTCGGCAGGGATCGCCAGAAGGCGGGTGCGAACCTTGGCATACTCGGCGCCTACGGCAGTCGTCACCTCCGACACCTCGACCACCATGCCGGATTCCTTGTCATACTCAAGCTGGTTCAGCAGGCCCAGGTATTTCTCTTTCAGTAGCCTCGCTTCGTCGAGCGTCATCACAGTCTTGTCGGAGACGAGAGCGCGGAACGCAGCCTGCTCGATCGATTCTCCGGAGCGAACTGTTACCTCATCCGACTTGTTACCTTCTGGTGCGTGGGTAACAGGTTGGGTAACAGCTTCGCCGGCGTCACGCCGATACTTTCTCAGCATCTCATTCGACGCTTCGACATCGACCTGATCGCCGTCGAACACAAGCCAGCCGCGCTGTTTCCACGTCGTGACAGTCTTCCGACTGACGCCGTGAAGTGCCGCGAACTCGCTCTGCTTCATCTGTTACCTGTTACCTGAATTTGAAAGTTCATACCTAGACAAAGATCGCGGCGCGCAATTGCCCCTGACCCTCCATATCGCCAGAGGGACCCGCCCCACACGGAGCAGGGCAGGGGATGTCTCACCGCGCCGTCGCCAGCGCCTTCTGCATCGCCTTCGCGAACTCCGCTTTCAACTCACGCGAGATCGTGCGTCGCGCCAATCCCTGATAGTCGAGGTGCTGTTTGACGATATGCGCGTTGTCGAACTTCACGAGCAGCTTGAGACCGCCTTGCTTGCCTCTGACCTTCTGCCGCTGCCATACACCATCCACATCGCCGTTCTTCGTTCTGACCTTCCCGATGAACACGTTCTTCTTTGCTGCGAGGCGCTTGACTGTGTTGCGCGGCAGGTTGCCGTACTGGTTGACCTTCTGGTCGACCGGCTTCAGCAGCGCGCGGCTGTTCAACTTGTTGAGCCCGCCCACCTCATATGGTGCGAGGTAGGATGCCGTCTTGTCCTTCACGTAGACCGTTGCTGTCAGGCTGGCTTTCGTGGACAGCTTGACGCTTACACCGCCAAGCGTGAAAGGCGTTGGTTTGTCCAACACCTTCTTCATGTTCTCGCGTTCAAGCTCTTGCACCATCTTCGCCAGCGAGTTGACCGCCTGCGATGCGCCGAACCTCAATTGCTTCTCTGCCACCCCAGCAAACGCGCGCTCAAGCTTCTTAATGTCGCCATGAACGTTGATGTCGATCATGTGAGCCAGGCGGCCGGCGCTTGCGACTCTCCATCGTGCAATGGGATCATGGCGAGAGATTGCGGCACTGAGCCAAAGGCAAATGCCATCACATCGACCAGCACATGGCCGTCTATCTCCGTCGCATGGCTTAGGACGATCGCTGGTATCACTGTCTGCCCGTTGCCAAACTGGCGATGGCGAATCAGGACAGTGCGGCCGATCAGTTTCGGTTCGGGCTTTGATTTCGGCTTCGTGGCCATGTTGGGCGAATCCTTTCTCTCGGCTATACCCCGCGATCTGGTGGTGAGGTATAAGTTAGGCGGCTTCGAACATTCCGATGTCGGCTCTGTGCCGCTCGATCTCGCCGTGCTCACGATGCAACACGATCAGCCGCATATCCCTGCCAGCGCGATAGCCTTGCCCAGCATGCCAGGCATCGCGAGCGGCCAACGTGCGGAAGTACTCGACGACTCCGCCGCGGTATTCCTTGATGTCTTGATGGTGGACGTGGCCCACATACCAGTAGCGGTGCTTGGTTTCACCCCACTTCTCGGGCTCGTCAGCCGCCATGATGGGCAGCATATCTGGGCCTTTGATCGTATCGCCGTGCGTAGAGCCGATCAGCACTTTGCCGAACTGGAAATACCAGGCGACAGCAGGGGATAGATCCACTTCAACGCGCGGCTCATCGTGGAAGTAGCACGAGATCATCAACGCGAGCGCATAGGCCGAATGGCCATCGTGATTGCCGCGGTTGATGCGCAAAATCACTCGCTTGTGCTTCTCAAGCAATCGGCGCACACAATGCAACATCGCGCGCAGACCAACTTGCTGCACTTTGGCCCATCGCCCGTCGACATCGAGCTTGTGTCCCGACTGGCTTTCGTTCTTCTGATTGTCAGCGTGGAACATATCGCCGAGATTCAGAAGCAGGGCGGTTTCTGCTGCCGGCGCGGTTGCAACCAGGCGATCGACTGCGGCGCACATCAGACGCTCGGCAATCTTCAAATCGAAATCTTCTCCGGCCTCGGCCCACCAGCTATGGAGTCCGACGTGCGGATCACCTTGCGGGTAGACGCACAGCAAGTCTGAAATGACGTGACTCGGCGCGGGCGTAATCGGCGCCAATGCCTTGACGCCCTCGGCCAGCGACTCCGCGAACTCGCGCAGAATCGCTGCCTGTCTGTCCCGGTCAATGTCGGTCTTGATCCACTGCCCAGCCTTCTCGCCGTCTTTGTTGTAATAGGTGCTTGCACCTTTCAACAAATAGCCGTCAGGAACAACGTGGGTAAGATCGTGCGTCGGCGAGTAACCCTGTTTGGCCGCCCGCTTCTCCAGACTCTCCAGCGCGCGAATCACAACGCTGTGATGGATGCCTAGCGCCTTGGCTGCGTGCGTGGGCTTGCCGTGTTTCTCGACGGCTTCGAGGAACGCTATCTCGCGCGAATCAGCGAACTCACGTAACCGCGGGTCGTATTGTCGCGCCACTAGATTCCCCTAAAAGTCCATCTCGATTATTTGACGGCAGCCTGAAACACCGGGAATGTCTCCCTCATCAGCCACCCTAAAATGTAGGTGAAGGCTTCGTTGTCCTCGCCCGACGCAACCGGTATCCCAACGTCGCCTAGCAGGAAGAACGTCGCATGCGCCAATTCGTGCGCGAGAGTATCGATAGCTTTGTCGAATATCCCGATGGCATAAACGCGGCCGTGCTCTTCGCTGTAATAGCGCATTGCAAGGCCCTTACAGCCATCGGTTCCAGTTACGTCGTCGAACGCCGACGCCACCGAATCCCATTCTTGCGGCGAGGCGCAGAGCACCAACTTGCCGCTGAAGATCGGGATAGGGAAGGCTGGAATACCGAGCCACCGCACCGATGCCGTCTTAACTTTGCGCGCCATCGGTCGCACCAAATAAAAAAGCCCGCAGCCTTTCAGCGCGGGCAGAGTAGCCAGGGGAAGCTACTAGCGAGGAGAATTGGGCGAGGGAGTCCGCAAGCGTACAGCGCCCGAGTACCCGATATTTCACGGCATCTCGCGGCATCGCCTTATAGCGGCGGCGCAATCTAGTGAGCCACATCACATGCGGCAATGTCCTCTACCCGGCGCCCGCACATGTGCGGATTGTTCTGGGATCGCTGCGGACATCAATGGTCGATTGCGGCTGTCACCCTCGTGCATGGCGGATGGCGCTGCTATCTCCATCCCGCTGGGGTTTTAGCCCCATGCTCTCTCAGTCTCTGAGCTACGCCATGCATGAAGGAACTAACACGGCCACGAGATTTCACCTGTCCATGTTAGCGCTGGCTTCGAACCAGCTTACCGGCCTGCGTACCGGAGCTTTCCTCTGGCGGAAGGTGAAGGGATTGAACCTTCGCGGCGCGTGAGCACCGGCTACGGCTTAGCAAGCCGACCCATTGCCACTCTGGCAACCTTCCATGTTTTGGCGGAAGAGGTGAGACTCGAACTCACACACCCTTTCGGGCCTTCGGTTTTCAAGACCGCTGCCGCTAGGCCGACTCGGCTAACTCTTCCATGTTCTGTCGCACGTTACGGGTTCGTGCATCCGGCCTATTTTCCGGTCGATTTCGCTGGGTCGCGCAGCGTCGATCTCGCCCGACGAAGGCTTATTCCTGCGGACCCAGACTCAAGCCCCTTGCGGGTACTCGTTGAGAGCGGCCACTGTCTGCGCCTTTCGGCTGTCCCAGTCTCTAACCAGTGGCGGCTAGGTTGTATCGGGTTTCGCTCTCACGTCATGGCGACTGTTTTGTCCATCGATGGCCCGCTATTGCAAGGGCAATCGCCATGCGTGAAAGGGCTCCGCGCGCCCGGGGTTACTCTGCGTAGCCTACCTACGCGTGGCGGCGGAGCGGGGGATCAATCCTCATCACTCTCAATCGAATCAACCAGGTCAGTCAGGACTTTGGCAGCGCCGAGGTTCAGCGTCGCCAGCCACAACATCCATGCGGTGAGCGGATTCATCGCCTTCCTTGGCAGGGTAGAACACTGGCAGCGTCGCCCGATTGATCGCGAGGTCGAGGGCCGAATAGATCGGGACGCCGCGCAAGTCGTGATCAACTGGGTTCATTTCGCCATCGCTCTCAGTTCATCCAGCCGCGCAATCATCGAAGCCCTGAGCGCCGGATCGATGTTGCGCATGCGCTCGAGATCCAACTCCAGGCTGTCGATAAGTTGTTCAGTGTTCATCGCTTCTCACTCGAACCTTGCAAATTCGCCGTGCAACTCTAAGGCCGCTTTTCTGTATGCCGCATGTGCCTCTTCTGGGGAACGGAACGACCCCAGATACATGTGCACTCCGTTTGCCGTAATCTGCGCCATCCAGCGCTTACGATCCCTTGTTACACCCTTCAGGCATGTTGAGTTGTCCGCATGACGACGTTTGTTCTTTGCATTGTCCATCCTTGAACAAATGCGCAAATTCGCCCGGCAGTTATTGAGCCGATTGCCGTCGATATGGTCGACTTCGCGTCTATCGTCGTGCCTCATCTGCATGATGGCGCGATGCATAAGAAGAGTTGTCCACTTGCCCGCGATCACGGGATGGCGAATGTTGCTGAATGAGTAACCACCGCGCGACAAATAATGCCATTTGGTCGCCGACAGCCACTCATAGTCTTCGTCATCCACAATGGCGACAAATCCCCGCGTCAGTGCGATTTCTTTCATCTTTGGTCTCGAAAGACCTGAGAACCCGCGTCGTCAATAGACGTTGGCGGACCGGCCATGTACCGGCACGCGGGTTTTCAGGGCTTACATGAATCCGCCGCCAAGCGGAATGAGTGGTGCACGTCTTTCCGTGCTGCCAGGGGCATTGCACCCCGCTGCGGGCGGGTTACAGCTCACGAACGGGGCTGCGGCGGGGTGAATAGTTCTTCGGCTCGCCGACGCGCTTCGCTCCATCCAGCTTTAACCGTGAGCGTTCGGCGCTTCTCGGCGCGCTTTTCAGCATTGGCCTGGGCCGCCTGCTTTTCCTCAAGTACGCGCTCGGGGTTCCCGTACATTCGGGATTCGAGGGGAGTGGGGAAGCGCATGGCGGAGCCGGAAATGAAAAAGCCCCGCCGGGTTAGGGCAGGGCTTCGGAAATTCTTGGGCGAGTTTAACCACTCGCGGGGAAAATATGTGAGCCTTTCGACTCTACTGTCGGTCGCTCATCCCGTTCGGCTGAGACAACCACTACCTAACAGTACGGCCACAGTATATACCAGATGTAGATGCATGCAACAACTTTTTTCTAGATTTTGTTGTTTGCGCGTCAATAGAGGTTCTCGGAGTACAGCGTGCCGCCATTCGAATCGTCGCCACCCACGCGGCGAATGATCTGTCCGGCAGCTTCCGCGACCTTCCATGCCTCTGTGCGGGACAGGAAGTTGCCCTGGTTGTCGATAAAGCCCTGATCGACAGGATCGCCCTCTGAATGAATGCCCCGCATGAAGGCGTCCCAATGCCTGATGCCGAGCACGATATGCCCAGTGAAGCGCTTGCGGTTTGCCGCGCAGACAATGCGATGGATGGTCATGCAGCCTCCCGCATCAATGCGGAAACCTTCCCGCCGGTCGCCGCAATTGATCCCATCATGCATGTCATTACCTGGTCGAACTTCTTGGCATGCTTCAGCCACGATTCAACCGGCAGGCCGGCGGCCAACGCGCGCTCAGTGTCCGAGTGAAACTTGACGCCCGATCCTTTGCATTTCCCGCACTGGTCGTAACGCGCACCATTCAGGATCAGTCCAGTCCCGTTGCACGATACGCAATTGTCCAGTACCCATTCCTTTATGCACGCGGTCGCCAACTTCTGCGCATAACTCAGTTCGACGCCGAGATTGCATTTCGCCTTGTGTGCCAGCAGATGCAGCGCCCGCCTTCCCGCCGCCGCATCCGAACCGAACTTGAACCGGAACAGGGCGGCACCGAGCGGATCAGAAAGACCCATTGCCGTTAGCCGATCCACCGACTTTACCTCGCGCTCATTCCACGCGAGATTCGAACTTCTGACGTCGCTTGCGTACTTGTCTTTGAACATTCGGAACCCCGCACGTGAAACGAAAAATGTAGTTGAAAAACCGCTGGAATTACTGTTCGACATTTTACATGAAAAGCGCTTCGTAGTCCTTATTTGAAGCGCTGTCAATCACCCGTTTTGCGATTATTCCCGCTCGACTGTTTTGCCGCATCGCACGCACACGTCACGCACATAGGCGCGCTTCATGTTGCCTGCAATCAGCGACCGGGCGACCTCCGATGTGGCTCGGCAGCCGTCGAACAAGTCAGCCAGCGAATAGGCAGGTTCTTCGTCGTGCCGTGCCTCAAACTTGCACCCACCGATCCAACGACCTACGCGCTTGCACTCTTCGCTCATCGCTCCTCTCCCGTCAGATTGATCCATTCGTACCGAACGCCGTCATCTGTTGCTTTCGCCTCGACGTGCACGGTAGGCGGCACATGCTGAAACTCGGTGCCGGGCGCATCCCGCCACTTCCTGTTATGCATCGTCGGCGCCACATACCGCGGGCGGTGGAGGAGGTAGAGACCAACGAGGCCGCACATTGAGGCGACACCGAGGGCGTAGCCGACTATCAGGCCGGGGACGAAGTAGGAGGTCATTTGGCACCTCGCGCGGCGTCGACCGCCTTGTCGAAGCAATCTGGAAACTTCAGCTCTGGCTTGTGGCCGATGAAGTACTCGACGTGCTTGTCTCGAACGGGCACCTTCACCCATACGGACTTACCTTGGCGAATCCACCGCCACCGCTCCGCATCGTCCCGCAGTGCCCGCACCTCGGCGATAAGGGCGAGGATGGTGGCGGGGCAGACTGCCGCTGCGAACTGCGCAACGTCCTCGGCAGCAATCGGATCGGGCCATGTACCCAGATTGTCGTGTGTGACGAATACAGGAACCGGGTTCATCACTTGCATGGCTGAGTCGCCATCGTCGAACCAAACGATGCGATCGCTTGCAGTCCATTCGCCAGCGCCGGCCGCCTTAGCCAGCGTTTCGAGTGCGTCGATGTCGGTCATGCTTTCTCCTTATCCTTCGCCGCGTATTCGTTGATCTCGATGGCGTCGAGCGTCGCATCAGTGTGAGCCTTGGTGAATCCGCTGTAGCTGACCCACTTCCGGTATCTCTCAGCGTCGAGCAGTGCGGCGTTGCGCTCCGCTACCAACTTTTCGTACTCGGCGTAGAGACAGAAGATGCCGTCATCGCGGGGAGCGGCTGAAGTGCCGTAACGTTGGGGTTTGGTCATGCTGCCTCCTTGTCTTTCGTTTGAGAGTACGGCTGCTTGCGCGCTAGGTATTTCCTGACGATCTCTTCTTCGCTCAGGCCCTTGCGCCGAAAGTGGTAGAAGGAGGAAATCGGTATGCCCGCGTCGCGCATCCATTCGGTAGTTATCTTTGATATGCCGTCGACGACTATCGATTTCTTCCAAAAGCCATCCGGACTGGTTTCGAATACCTGATCCAATGGCAAGCCGCGCCTCAACCGCTGAATGAAGGTAGCGTAGGGGATGCCTGTTTCCTCGCACCACTGCGCAACGCATTTACGCTCTCCTCGGTACTCGACGAAAAGATTCGTCGATGTATTCCGCCCCTGTTCTTTCTTGGTTGCCCAGCGACAGTTACCGGGCTCATAGTTTCCGTCGACGTCATCACGCTCTATCGAATGATTGAGGCTCGGGCGCGGCCCCATATCTTCGTAGAAGTTCTCAAACGATTTCCAGCGGTCGCAGACCGTAATGCCCCGACCTCCGTATCTCGGATATCGTTCTATGAGAGGATTTGTGCAGCGCGCCCACATCGAGTTCCACGTTCTGTATTCAGGCGATCCGGTCATGCCATGCGTGCGATTGTGATCGCCTCGAACTTCATCGGCTAGACAACCGCAACTCTTCGACTTCCCTAGGGCAACGTTCGAAATGCTCATTTCCTTCAATACGCCACAGTCACAGCGAAAGACCCCATAGCGGGCTCCGTTGCGCAAACCGGGGCGCATTTCCTGGAAGGTCAGTCGCCCGAACCTCTCGTTAGGCTGCATAACGTGCTTCATATCCGCGCTCTCTCCTTTCCTTTGCCCGTCTCGTCTTCTTGCGGAAAATCCGCTTAATCCGATTCAGATATTCAATGTCGAACTTCCGTGGCGTCTGGTCAGACTCAAGCGCTTCTATCGCCTTGATCCCGAACCGGGCGATCATTCCCTTTCGCATCTCAACGGTGTTCGACCCCAAGTACCTATTGCACTTCACGCATTGGGCCGCCAGATTTTTCAAGTTGAAGCGGCAATTTGGCGCACTACCAACGCTCCGGTAATGCCCACAATCAACGGCGCCACCAAAAACCTGTTTAGGAGGTAGTCCACAGCTAATGCATGGCTTCCCATAGTCACGCTCGCGCACGTAGGCATTCACCGCGGTCTGCGCCTCCCTCAAGTAGTCGGCTCGACTCTTCAGCCTCTCCTTCGCCACCCGAGTCGCCGCACGGTCCTCGCGCTTGGCTCTGGCTTCCTTGCGAGCGTTGGCCTGACGAACCAGGTCAAGAGCGCATGGAACCGAGCAGGCTTTCGACATGCTGCTGATCGGTTGGAAGGAATTGCCGCAGGATCGGCAACGCCGGGGCTTAAGCGCTTTCTTGACGGGCAGGGAAGTGCGGATCAAGCTTCCCTCCACATCGCCGCAAACATACAGACGAGATAAACGGCCGTGCATCCCAAAGCGCCCATCGTCGACATCCGCGGAGAGACCATGATCGCGAGCAGGATTGCGTATAGTTGACTCTGTTTCATACGAACCCCATCACGCGCTCCACGATCTCATCCAGATCCGCCCGCGTGTAATCGCGCAGCACCTTTTGCAACAGCACATCGGCAACCGCGGAATAAACCCGTTCGAACTCAGCGTCATCCATGCTGGCGAAGCTGATGCTGTGGGCCTCGGCGCGAACCTCGCCGTTCAGGTTGGCGACCGCGTCATAGAACCCAGCTGCGATGATGCAATCCTTGCGGAATCGCTCGCGGTTCTTCTGGACGGGAAGCCCTCTGTGCTCCGACTCTGGCGGGTCGAACGCGTCGAATCCGACGTCCAGCATGGCGAAGAACTTCTTGTGGAACTTCCAGTTGCGCATGGCCGACACCTCGGCGCGCACGGTCGAGCCCACCTTGAAGCGCTTGCACTTGTCGGCCTCGCTCTCGCTGAGCGGGATCATGTAGCCTTGCGGCGTCTTGGTCAGGAGGACTTCCATCACAAACCCTCCGGAATCTGGATGCCATCCGGCCATTCGATCGTGTAGGTGGTGTACCAGTTGCGATCCGTCCACGCTTGTTCGACGCTGAAGGCGCCTCCATTCGCAGCAGCCAACTCGCACCAACGCAGCAGCAGATCGTTATGCTTCTGGTGAAACAGCACTTTGCTGACGGTCACTCTCTTGTCGCTCACGCCTTCACCTCATGCGCCAGATACTCCGCATTCAACTCCGCACGCAGAGCATCGAATACCTTCAGATGCAGCGCAGTGACGTCGCCATCGTTCGTGATTCCGCGCATGTCAGCGTAGTAATCAGCCAGGCCGCCTTCGCTGCGGTGAGTCGGAATTGACGACCCAGGGTGATCCGGACGCTTGATGTGCCATGCGATACCGCCCAGCGCATATACCATTTCAAGTTCATTGCTGAAGCGGCAGTCATCGACCACCACCCGGCCACCCATATCCAGCACACCGCATACGGCGTCTTCCCACAGGCCGATCCAGAAATTGACGCCGATATGGTCCCTAGCCCATTCCGTTCCCAATGTCACCATGGCATGGCGGGGCGTCTTGCCGCACAACATTGCGCAAGGCTGTTCTTTCTTCGATCCTTCGATCTCGTCATCGGTCAAGCCAATGGCGCGAAGCATGGTTTTCAACGGACCAGCGAACTTGACTACCTGATAGTCGTGGACCTTAGTCAGGTATTCAGCGACGGTCGACTTGCCGGCACCCGCGTTTCCTACCAGTGCGATGATTTGGGGAAGGTCTCTCATGCTTGCTCCTTGTCCAGTCCAAGATAAGTACGCCAGTAGACTTTCCCGCTCGGCGTCAGGAAGCCCCATCTATTCGTTTTCTTGCCCATCACGAAGATCGATTTAGCCAGCGATCCCCGCGGCAAGATCAAACGGTGAAAGTCGGTAGCACGACGCAACACGATCGCTCCGGGACCGCGCCAGATAATCCCGTAGTGCGCGCAGAGGTCCGAATCCGGCGTCTCACTGGCTAGGCAGTCGAGAAGACGCTCATACACGGCGGGCCGCTGCAAGGCGTAGGGCGTCGGCTCAAGCACCTCCCAATATCCGCCCTCAAGCACGATCGACAGCGACCACGCCGGATGGTCATGAAGGTGGCGGTCAGCGTCGCTGCGCAGAATCGTGTGCGCACGGACGGCGATGTTGCGGCACAGCCAGCGATACAGGAAACCCGACTTCGGTCGGAACCCTTCTTTCCACAGCGGGTTATCGCCGTTGCGCTCCGGGCTGCGGTAGCCGAGAATCCAATCGCGAAGCATGTAACCCGGCAAGTCGTAGTACGGCGTGCTGCGCGCGTTCTCATGGAGCCGCAGCAAAGGTTCAACGAGCGACTTCATTTGCAGTCTCCTTCTCATTAGCTTCGTTATGTGCCGCCAGAGCCCGGCGCTGTGCGTCCATCAGGATTCGGGCGAACTTGTCGACGCTGCAAAAGATCCCAGCGTTGGACATCATGTCGATCATTTCGCGGTGGCTGAGGCCGGTGACGAGTTGCGAGGGTTCTTTCAGGTCAGTGCTCATGCTGCGATCTCCAGTTCTTCTTCGGGTGAATCGGTCAGGTGGATAAAGACGCGGCCCGTAGTCAGTGCGGGCGCGCAGACCATTCCCGCGGCTGCTGCGAATGGATTCCGTCCAGCACTGCGCCGGGCGCGTTTCATCTTCCATTTCTCCGAGGTCGTGTATGGGGCAGGCCTTGGCTCGTTTTCTCCTGGCCCGATCGCATAGACAGCGACTGGCGCACCACCCGTTGCGAGACGCTTGCGCCATGCAATGATGTGGATCTCACCATCGGGTCCAGGATTCGCTTCGCGCAGGTACTTACACACTGGCGCGGTTGTGAGGCCGGTTCGGCGCATAAGATCAGGGGCCGAGCCGGGCAATTTCGCCAGCTCGGCTCGGATCATGTCCCACGCGTAGCCGGGAAGTCCTCGATCAGACTTGGGGCGCGGACCCAAGCCAAGAATCTTGTGTGCGTGGGAAATGATCGTCGTGTACGACCGGTTCCCGAAGAATTCGAGGTGCGGCTTTAGGCTCTCGCCAGTCGGCCACAGTTTGCGCAGAAGCTCGTTCTGCTCATCAGTCCAGGTTCTCATGCTGCCCTCAATTCAAACCGTTTCGTCTGCCCATCTTTCTTGATCCGCACCACGTCACCACGATTCTTTCGGTTCACCGTCTCAGCCGCCGCACGTGTGTACTGGCGCTTCGTGACCGTCTCGACCATGTTTTCGAACAGGGCGATCCCCGCATTCAGGTCGCGTAACTCGTCACCCGCGAAAACCAGGCGCTGCGTGCGGTGATAGCGCTCGGCAACGGCGATCATTGCGTTCTGCGCGGCGTAAATGACTTCCAGGCCGATCTCGTTGTTGCCGGCGTCTTCGGCGAGAACAAGAGCGATGTTCAGCGCGTTCACGAGGACGTTCCAGGATTCCTTGTCGCAAGATCCGTGGGCAAGCCCCGCAGCCGATGCGTGGACGGTCGTCAGGATCGTTGTGCGAAGTGACGCGTCTAGCGGTTCGTCGCCGTTCATGAGGAACATCACGGCGTCGGTCTGGACCGGGCGGCGCTTATAGGGCCGTCTTGGCTTCTGGCTGCGGCTCATGCCACCTCCGTCCGATTAGTACAACTACTTACACAGATTTGATTTCTCTCATTCATCTCTCCACCCCCTTACTTGTTTCTATCAGCCCACAACCGTTTAAGCCCGTCCTTCACCTGTTCCGCTTCCTCAACATTTGTCATCGAAAGATTCGCTATGTAAGCCCGGCGATCCTCAAGACTCCAAGCAGCGATTTCTTCGAGTACTTCTGCTAGTTGGGCGGGAGTCATTTGCTCTCCACTTTCGTAGCTTCGGCGAAAATCTCCGCGTCAATGGCAACGCCAACGGAATCGTCGTCGCGACCAAGCATCTCGTGCTCGAAGTGCAGTTCAATATGGTCGAACGAGTCGCCATCGCCAGGAGCCGCCCAATCGAAACAGTTCTTCACGAGCCAGCGATAGCGGGCGGCATCGCGCGTTTCGTCGGATGGCGTTGCTGTGGCGGCTAGTTCGTCGCGGGATTTTTTCGCGACAGAAATAGCTTCTGTGAGGCTTTCAAACCCAGCCGCTTGGGCAACCTTGATCATGTGATCGAACACTTCGACTTTCGTGGCATATCCTTCAAACATCGCCATCACCCGGTCCCGCTCTTCCTTTATCTCTTTCCCGTGAACGCTTTCCGAGAACGCGATGGCGTAATCAAAAAGCGCCTTGTCGAACGCGTCGCGCCCGTTTGTTTCTTGACTGCTCATTGCAAATCCTCCCGCACCGGGTTAATCGAAAGCAGCCTCAGGATCGCCATGAATTCCGGCTCCATCACGACTCCGTTCGCCTCGATCAAATCGAGCAGTTCGCGGGCGTTTTGCTTAATCGCTTCGACTTGCTCGACTGGCGGCTTTTCGGCCCGAAGGTGTTCGGCCGCATCGCACTGGTCGCATTCGCCAAGCCATTCGCCATCGGCTCGGTGAACGTCGCCGCTATCGCCGCAGTAGCGACATGAAAAGCGCGGACTACCGTTTTCGTTGCTCATGCGTGCCTCGCTGCTGCCTGCATGGCCTTGAGCGTTTCCATGGCCCGGAAGATTGGCGGGGTAGGTTCGTTTGCAATCAGCGTCCAAACAGCGCTCATCCGTGTTCCCCGATCCCGTTCGACCAGGCCCCGCGCAAGCAATCGCTCGAGCGAATGGGCGGCGCTCTCGTCGCTCGTATTCAGGTAATTCGCGAGCTCGACCGCATTTGCACCGCAAGGTCTAGCCTTGAGGTATTCGGTGATAGCCGCGGCGTTTGAGGTGCCTTTCATGCTTCTTTCCCGGTCACGCTGAAGATCGCTTGTCGCGCGATGGTCAATTTGTTTAGCGGAACTTTCCCGGTGCGCTTGTCCTCGGCAATGATCTGATGAGCCCAGTGCAAGCCGGGGCCACGCGGGCCACGCTTGAACGCCTCGGACGCTCCGAGTTCTTCAAGTCGCTGTGCGCCGTATTCTCGGGTCGACTCTGCGGCACCTGGGGCGGGAAGGGCAGCAACTCGCGCCGGCACCGGCAGGACTTCACCTTCCAGAACTTTCTTGAGGGCCGATTCAAAGCGCGGCTTGATGCTCGAGAACGACTGGCTAATCATGTCGAACTCACCGACCTTGGTAGCCGCCCAATAAATCGCCGGGTTGCTCCACACGTCGCGGCCATGCTGACGCTTGCGCATCTGCTCAATCGCTTCATAGATCGCCGCGTCGACGTTGATCTGCGGCTTGCATGCCTTCATGAATTCGGTGATCGACGGCGGCCAGTCGTAGGTCTTACGGCAAACCTTCAGGCCATCCGAAATCATCTGCGGCGTGAGACCTTCTTCGTCAAACGCTTCGGCCCACGACTCACGCCAGTTCGAAATCGCCTGCTCGCTTGCAAATGCGGAACGCCAGCGGTTCGGATAGGCGCCATCGAAGCGATTGAAAAGGTGATCCATCAGCGAAATGCCGAGCTTCGGATGCATCTCAAGCCACACGCTTTGCTTAAACGTCGATGATGTCGTCGGTGCGTTCATGGTTGTCGCTCACTCTGTTTCGATTCACGAAGGCGACAGGATCAAACTTCTGTGCTGCTCCGCGTCCAGGAGCTTTCGCCCCACTTGCCTTCAAACCTGATGCCTCTTTCGCCCATCTTTCGATGATCGAAAGGATGTAGCCAGCAGCAATGCGTTCGTTAGGCTTCGATCTCTTCGCCTCCTCGCAAGCTGCTCTCACCGTCTCCGGGGGAACACCCTGGCTGGCAAGGGAAACGATTCTCGGGTCTGCAGGGTTCGCCTGTACCCCGAATTCACGCATCACTCCCGTCAATTGCCCCGCGCGCACCGGACCTTCACTTTCGTCGCTCGCGCTACGTACGGTTGAACTACTACTACTTAAACCGGTACTGGTTCCGGTTCCGGTACTGGTTCCGGTAGCGTCTCTCCCACCGGACTCCCACGTCCGTCCGGCGTCCGTCCCATAGTCGTCCCATGGTTGTCCAGCGTCTGTCCCGTGGGACATCCTTGGGACTCCTGATGCTTCCGCCGCCTTTCTCTCTGCTTCCATGCGTGCTCTGTACTCAGCCTTGCGCTTTCTCTCTCCCTCCTTACGGCCCATCATGTCGTTCACGCGCTCAGTAATCGTGTCGTGATAAAGGCGGCCATCCTCTGCAAGCCACCACCCGCGCATCAGGACGTCTTTAACCTTCTTGAATGCGGCGGTCTTCATGCCAAGTCTCGCGGCGATCAATGCCTCTTCCGAGGGCATGGAGCCGCACGGCACTTGCTGCCAGGCGACCGCCCATAACATTAGTAGCCACGGGCGATGATCTGGCGAAGCAAGCGCCCATGTGTCCGACTGCATCACACGCTCAAGATCCAGCTCGAATCTCCAGCCCTTGGCGCGCGTGTCGGCCGGATACGGTACGGGCCTTATTTCACTCACTCAATCGCTCCACGTCAGTCCTGCGGTTTCGTAGTTTTCATTTCAACCCCTGAGACAAGCAATCACAGCCACCACCGGCAGCGCACACAGCACCGCCAGGCAGATCCCGAACGTGACGGGCGATGCCATTACGCGGTCCATCAGGGAAACGTTCTGGCGGGCCTTGTATGCGGCCCATTGGGCGCGCTGGAATTCGTTGCGTTTGTGGAGGCTCATGCTGCCCTCAGTGCGATGACTTCTTCCATGATGGTCAGCTTCGCTTGACGCGAGAGCCACTGCTGTACTCCCCAGTTTCCGACCGCGCACGCCCAGGCACCCAGGCGCTCTGCGGGGAGATCGCGCCGCGAGGGCTTGTCATCTGCCTGCAGATAGTCCGAAACATGCGGGGGATAGCAACCGATTCTTTCAGCCAAGGTGCGCTGAGTCATGGCCTTGATCCGGCGGTGCATCCACGAGGCGCGAACAATCTCGCGATATGTGGAGCACGCGCCAACAACATCGTCGGGGAGGAAGGCTGGGGCGCTTACTACACCGCCCATCAGCGCTAGATCGTCCATTTATTTCACCCTTTAGCGAAAAGTAATCGGATTACCAGTTGAAATACCAGTTTGAACTGGGGCCAAATGAAGGCGCCGCTAAGGACGCCTAAATCGTGAAGCTATGAAACTGAAACCTGAACTGCTAAGCCGCCAACTTCGCCAGCTTGTCCTTCTTGGTCGGACCGGAGCCGACGGGCGGTTGGACGTCGTCGCTCGACGCGAGTCGGTCGACCTTCCCATTCTTGGCCTTCAGGAGTTCGGGCCAAACCTTCGCGATCACGTCTTGCGGGAACATTTCGAGGCGCGTTACCTCTCCTTTCGTGGCCTTCTCAATGGGGCGGCCAAAAGGAATCGGAATTGGCCGCGTCTTGGATGCCCAAGCGCTGACATCCGAGGCATGGGCGCCAATGGCTTTTGCGAGAGAGGTGGCGCGCCCACGGCCACCAGCGAGGTAAGTTTTCAGGTCCATGCCTTACTTTAGCGTAACGCGAAAACATAGTCAATAGCGTTACGCGTATATACTAATTTAGCGTTTTGCTATTGAATCGAGCCCATGAAAGACATTGACGAAATAAGGCGTGAAAACCTTCGCCTTTTGGAGCGTGAATGCGGCGGCCCGACTGCTGCCGCCGAAAGGGTGGGGATGTCGCCTGCGCAGTTTGCGAATCTAAGGGATGGGGCAAGGGACTCGCGGACCGGCAAGCCTCGCGGAATGCGGAAGGAAACGGCACGCCGGATCGAGGAGTCGTGCGGCAAGCCGGCCGGATGGCTCGACGCTGAGCATGATTCGCGCATTCCCAATGCATCAATTAGCGCACCGAAAGGGGGCTTGACTAAGGAACTGCCTACAAGCGTTAGGGATAACCTGACAGAAGACTCACCGCAAACGTTTGGGAAGCACAAGAACGTTGAGGTGGCGCCAATCGGGCAGCGCAAAATCCCCGTCATAAGCTACGTGCAGGCCGGCATGATGACCGAAGTGGTAGACCCGTTTGAACTAGGGGACGGGTTGGAGACAATCACAACCCACCTGGACCTCTCGGAAGGGGCGTTCGGGCTGAGGATTAAAGGTGAATCGATGCTCCCCGAATTCAGGGAGGGCGACGTCATCATCATCGACCCGGCAGAGCATCCGTTGCCAGGCGATTTTGTAGTCGCAAAGAACGGCGAAGAGGAGGCGACATTCAAGAAATATCGGCCACGAAGCACGAACGACCGCGGCGACATGATTTTCGAGCTCGTGCCGCTTAACGACGACTTCCCGACGCTCAATAGCGAGCGCGACCACATGAGCATCATCGGCGTGATGGTTGAGCACCGGAAGTACCGGCGGCGCTGAGGCGCGGAAGCCTGAAGGAATTCGGAGGGGCACAAAGAAGCATCTACAGCGCCCCAATGCATCGGAAGCCCGGCCACGCGCCGGGTTTTTCATTTCCGCCTCTGCGCGAACCCCTCCCGCCACAACGTAGCACCGACCGACGTCAGCAGCGCCAGGTCATCCCCCTCGAATCTCTCCCAGTTCTGAGACAACCAGCCCGCGAAGCCGGCGCACGCGTCGTCTATCGGTATGTCGGCACGCCCCTCCACGTTGAGGCGCTCGAATACGGTAATTACGTCGTCTGATGTCATGGCGGCCTCACGCTCGCAAAATCGTTAGCCTGCGCCGAGTTTTGGCAACAATCAAACCCCGCAAAATATTTTGCGTAACGCTATTGACCTACGTTTCGCGTTACGCTAAAGTTCATCCATACCAGCACCAACACCAACCGGAGAGCGAGATGAAGAGAACGATCCTTGGCTTTGCATCCGCCGCAGCCTTTGCAGCACTAGCCGGTTGCAATGACGCTGACGTGGCCTCGAGAAACCTGTCCCAGGCTGCCGACAACTTCCAGATCACGCGCCGTGTGGTGTTTTACAACGGAATCACTGGCGACTACATGCTGAGCATCGAAGGACTTTGCTCCCTCGGCAATGCAGACAAATCGCGCGAAGTCTCGATCACGTGCAAAACCGGTCCGAATAGCTACAAGAAACATTTCCTCGGCCTTTCAGACAACGTCACTTATTTCGTCGAGCAGGTCGATGGCGCTGACGTGAACACCTATCACTACAAGGTCATCTTCAAACCTTCGGTGATCGTGCCGGACGTCTCAGTCAAGTAACAAAGGTCGAAACCGCTTCGGCGGTCTTAGCGTAACGCGCTAACTGACGAGATCGTGAAGTACCGCAGTAGAAGCAAGTACGGCGACAGCATGGCGCTAAGCCGGTGGCACAAACGATCTTTAACAATTGTCGAATGCGGCCTCCTTCGGGACTCGCCGCACGGTCTGATCAAGTCGACCGTTACGTGATGCCAGAAGCCCCGCGCTAGGTCGAAGTCTGACTACCGGAGAGCAGGAAGCGGCGAAAGCCGTGGCGAAAGTCACGAGAGGATCAAAACCACGCCAGACCCTGAGCCGATCAAAAGGGTGTAGCAGGGCTGGCGTGCGTAGCAGTATCCAGCGCATGGTAAGCGCATTCAACGAGTGCATTTACCGGGCTATGGCACTTGCAGGTTGTTTTCGAAGCCTAAAGGTATCGTGCAGAACCTGCCAGCAGCGACCTGACGCGGTAGTCGCTGACACTCCGGAAAGACGGAGAACGATTTTAAGTGCCCCGGGTTGGACCACGGCGAACTTGTCTATTCGTGCAGTGGCGCAGTTCGATTCTGCGCAGGGGCGCCAAAGGAAGTGCACCCAGGTAGATGGGCATCAAACCCCATCGGTGCGTGCGACTCGCTGATCGACGAGTGATAAAGACATGATCCCCGCGCCGACCAAAAGTTTGGGCCCGGCAAGCTGCGGGTACGGCCATGAGACGGTTCGCTGCCAACGAACGCCGGATACGTAACCGGCACTTTCATCGAAGGCGACTTCCGTTGCGGACACGCGGCGGTGAACAGACTCCCGGAGTAAGTCGCCTTCGCTGAGAGTGAACATAGCGCGCTGAGTCGTACAGATTGATCCAGCCTGTACTGCTGAGCGCTGCTGATTTAGGACAACTTAGCTCAATGGAGCGAATCATGAGCGAGATCAAAGACGGTGGGCCGGCGTTTCCGTTGGCCCATTCTCACATCGACCTGACGCACACGAACTGGGATCACGCCAACGGCATGACGCTGCGCGACTACTTCGCAGCGAAGGCGATGCAGGCTCGATTGTCCGACTACGAAGGGATGGTATCGCTGCACGAGTATGCAAAGGACACCGGCCAGGAGTTTTCCAGGGTCGTAGCCGAACAGTCATATGACATGGCCGACGCCATGATCCGCGTACGAGACAAATCATGATCCCTCAAAGAGCGGTCCACCGGATCATGCAGATAGCTGCAGAGAGATTGCAGCACCTTGGCTTCGTCTACCGGGTGGACCGGGTAACGCGGACGGGCAGGGTGCTGGATTCGGAGTATGTGCAACTTGATCTGATTGCCTGGTGCTGACTTATGAAAATCAAATTCTGGTGCGACAACGGCGCGAACATCCATAGCAAGCGCACGGAAACGTGCACGTTGGACGATCTCGGCCTGACCGACGAGGAATGGGCGGAAATGGACGAAGACCAGCGCAATGAGTTTGTTAAGGATTGGGCCTTCGAGAGGTTCGATTACGGATACGAGGAGGTGAAATGACCAACACGATCATCGTCGCCGGCCTGAGCGCCTGGGGCATTGTCGGACTCTTTGCGATGGCCTTCATCCGTGGCTCCGACGAGCGCCGCAAGGATCGGAAGCGGGAAACGGAATGGAGGCGGGCATGAAAACCGAACTTGACGCATGGGTAGAGATCACCCGCGCATGGCTTGACGAGCAGATGGCGGCGCAGAGGGCTAGGGATGAGGCGGCTTGGCAGGTTTTCCGGGCCAGGCTGTTCGGGCCGCTGGATTGAATACCGAAGCGACGGCCGCTCTTAGCAGCTATAAGCCGCAGCGGTGAGACGCCGCAACGAACTCAACGCGACACCTGCCGGGCCTGTAGTGGGCGCAAGGAGTGGTGCGACAGCCGGAGAGACGGCTACTAAGTGGACAGCGCGGCTCCCTGAAAGCGTCTATCCGGGTGGGATGCCCGGGCCCTGATGGAACGGTTATAGCGCAGTGGTGATGCGCAGACGAGACGGAAGCGAACGCGGGCCCGGAATAGTCTGCCGGGAAGGCTCAGCCCCCTTCGTCACAGGCTCTATGTGGTTCGTGACTGAACTGGACTGTGACACGCCGGGATCACCTCCGGCACCGTTCCACCAGGGCAATTCAATATCAAATGAATTGAGGACTACACATCATGGCATACCGAAAACTGAGGCATTTCAAGCAGCAGCAGCGGGAATGGGAGCATCAGCAGGACTGTGCGCTAGACGCCTTTCTCGATCCCGAGCCGCCGATCACAGACGACGAGCTGGCCGAGATTGCAAGCGACAAGCACTGGGAGCGTCAAGACGCCTACCCGCGGACTAATCGGCAGTGGGGAGGCTTGTGATGACCACATGGGAACTCGTGGACGAAGGCGAAGGAGTTGTCGTCCATATCAGCGACAAGGGCCGCGAGGCATATGCTGACGAGCGGGCCCGTCTCGCCACTGACCAACGCATGGACGGCGTAGTCGGCGTACACACGGCAATTCTTATTGGTGCCTCAATCGGCCTTGTCGTCACTTTCGGCGCGCTGGTTGTTACGAAAATTCTTGGAGCCTGAATATGAACCTCTTTCACCGCCTGTGTGCACGGAATGACCGCCGCCGAGCTCGTGACACCTTGCAGGAGTTCTGCGATGACCGCGTGAAGGCGCTACGCGCGCTGGACGAAGCTCACCGACAAGCTGCTCGTGCTTTGCGAGAGGCGTCAAAGCTCGACGCTGAGCAATTCCGCGAATCGTTCTTCGGCCAGCGCGATCCGGTACACGCCGGTTTCTTTGAGGGATCGGCAAAGCTGTTTGGCATCACCGAGCCGACGCGCGTTTCATGGGCTGACTTCAAAAAGCCCGGCGCGCGGGCGTTGAGGGTGGCGGCATGAGCGACTACACGCGACTCGTCACAAGCGCCGAAGTCTACGCCGTAATCATGGCTCGCCACCGCGATCAGATGGCCGCGTTTGCGACGTTCAGTGATCCAGACGGAACGTTCAACGGCGGCAGCGGCGCAGTGGGGCGCATGGACACAGTTTGGGGTATCGCCGGTTCCGACTACCCGATTCTCGAAATTCAAACGCGCTGGGATATCGATCCCGAGCAACCGCATAAGCGCGTCAACCAGACACATTCTTACTTTCTGCTGATGGCGGAAAAGGACGACTGAAATGGCGCAGCACTACGACAACGCCCTGCACGTCATGGAAGCACAGGGCGGCTCATTCATTAAAGCGCTCGCCCATTGCTATCTGATGGCCGATCCAGTCAACAAAGCAAAGCTGCGTGAAACGTTCGCCGGGTATTTCGAAGTGTACGAGGCGCGGTTTGCAGCATGGCAAGAACAACAGAGGGAAGCAGCATGAGCACAGCACTTACCACGCGCCAGGAGTTCGGCGCTCAGGAAACAACCAACGCGCTAGTCGAAACCGCTTCGACCGCCATCGCGGCTAAGGCTAAAGCGATGGTCGAAGCCCGGTACGTGATGGCGATGCGGCAGCCG